GTTCATCGCCAAAAATCAATGGTTTCGGCTTGTCTACGTTAAGATAACCGCCCAATGTTTCAGCGATGGTATTAAAGTAGTCGTAGTTACCGACTAGGGTAAACGATACTTGAATCTGCTTAACGGACAAGGTGCTATATAGGAATTGCTGACCGTAGCGTCTACGCCCTTGGTCTTGATAGTTGTTGTTGAAATTAGATGCTACGTTTTTGGTGACATCTACTGGAACGGTACGCCCTTGTCCCTCATTAAATAATTCGGTTAAGTTCTTACCGTCATAAGTTACTGACATTCCTATCAAATAATGCTACCTCCTAGCAGCGCTTGTCTACGCTCGTAATCGTTTGTTGCTTTTGTCATAAAGGGTGCTAACCCGTTTGACACACTTCTACCATCGATAACATTTCTGATTTCGATTGGGTTAGAGCCATTGGTTACTAACTGACTTAGCAATCCAATCATGACATCTAATTTATCTTCAAGGGCAGAAACACGCTCACGGTCTGAAGTGTTATCGTGATTGCCTTGTGGGGCATCACCGGCAAAACGTGCCACTGCTTCAGTAAGTAACTGCCACGCTCTACCACGTTTAGCGATGTCTGTTGGAATGACATATTCTGGCATATCGCCTTCAGCTAATTCATAAACACCGTTTTTGTGGACTAGACCACCGTTAGCGTAGCCATGCCCGTGTCCGATAACCGCAAGCATGTTACCACCATAACGAGCTTTCGCATAAGCGATACCAGCCAAAAGGTTATCATAGCCGTTGAAGATGTTTCCGTGACCTTTGTGCTTGAATGAATTAAAGGTGCTAGATGTTGTCTGTACCAACCCTTTGGCAAGGTCACCGGTTAAAGTGTTGATATCGACATACCCACCTTGGACGGCATTAGGGTTACCACCAGATTCGCTTTGAATTTGTCGCAACCAAGCCCCGACGTATTCTTGAGTGGTAGGCAAGCCGTTGGCTTTCAGTGCTTTTTCTACCGAATCACGCCATCTAGCTACTCCAGTCCCTTGTGGATTATCTTCACCGCCACCCGCTGGACTGAGCAATGGACCAAGGGTTTTCTTAATCCAGTCGAACATGCCACCAACTTGGCGTTTAATCAAGGTTTGAAGTGGGCTGTTGCGGTCCTTAAGTGGTTTACTATTATCTTCACCGCCACCGCCACTATCACGCACCCCAAAGTCAAGGAAGGTAGCAGCGTTAGAAATATGACGGCCAGCGTATTGGTGATACTGACCGTTACCGCCATAGTTGTATTCTTCGCCATCATAGGTATCGCCATGAACGGCTGTGACAAAGTCAACGTGGTTGCTTGATACTGGACCACCAGTGTAGACTGCAACCGTTCCGGGTTTAGGTCTGCTTAAGTGTGGTACGCTCGCAGACACCCACTGATTACCGTTCCCAAGGTGACTAAATAGACTAGGTTTAACACCAAGGTTAGCCAAACGGCTGGCAACGAATGATACACACTCACGATAGAAGTAACCCCACGGGTCAGCACCAGCATCTTTAGCTTTGTCTTTGAAGCGGTAGTCATCACCTTTAGCACCTATAGCCACAGTGCCTTCATCCATTGAAGCGTTAGCCATAGACCAAAGCTCTTTCCACCAGTTCTTAGCTTCTTCAACTGGTTTTTTGTAAAGGGCATTACCAAGCGGATTAAACATACCAGCTAGCTTATCAGCATTAGGACTGAATTTCTTAGCCAATGATCCAACTGGGTCTTTAACAACGTCGGTCACAAATTCAATCATCTTCATGAATTTGTCAACACCATTCTTCATGGTATCCCAGACTGAGCCAGCCACGTTAGTAGCCGTATCCCAGATTTTAGACCAGAAACCAGTACCTTTCGCAAACGCTCCACGTTCGACACCCATGAGCATTGCTAATTCGCTAGCATTGATAACTTCCGAACCAGCTGGCAAGAGGTATTCAACGTTTCGACCTTGTGGCAAGAATGACTTACCATTAGGCAGAATGACCATTTCTTGGTTGTTGGTTTCTGGGCTATCGTAACCATCATTAAGCGTAGCTAATGTAGGTTTGGTGATTGGGTTTCGGTATGAACTAAACATACCAGTACCACCGGCAAACTTAACTTTCGGGATTTTAGAAATAGCTTCTTTGCTACCACCAAAATCAGAAATCAGTTTGTTGATACCATCGATACCAGCGTTCGGCAAGGCAATAACAGCATTAATACCGTCACCGGCGAGTTTCTTCATACCGTCCCACATTTCGCCGAAACCTTTTTTAACGTTATCCCACGTATCTTTGAAGAACTTAGCGATATTGGTCAATGCATCGGTAATCAGTTTGGTAATATTAACACCAAATTTCTCTTGCGTTAATGCTCCGATTTCATCCCATTTTTTTGATAGGAATTTCTTAGAGTTTTCCCAGCCATCAAACCAATTCTTATTGATACCTTTGTGGTGTTTGTCAATATCTTTGCCAAGAGCAGTCATTGCTTCAGTGGCATTGCCCTTGATACCTTCCCATGTTTTCGATGCGAATTTCTTAACGTTGTCCCACTTATCAGACCAGTCTTTTTTTAGATTAGTCATGTGTTTCGCAACGCCTTTCGCCATATCCTTGACATGGTCCACGGTGCTATCGACAAACTTCTTAAATGGCTTGTTATGCTTATACATCAACTCGAAACCAGCGACTACTGGATTGGAGATGACAAGCAACTTCTTAGCGGTGTTAGTAAAGGCTTTGATACCTTTTTCACCACCAGTAAAGTAATTCTTGGTCTTTTCGAAGCCTTTTTTGGTGCTCTTGGTCATTAAATCCATCGCACCAGTCCAAGTTTTCTTCATGCCATCCCATGTCTTACCAAGCCACTTGCCAGCATTAGTAAAACCGTCTTTGATATTTTTAACAATGCCATCAACGAATTTCTTAAATTTCTTATTATGCTTGTAAATTAAAGCAAAAGCCCCAGCAATAGGATTGGCAATAAATAAAAGGACTTGTTTCCAGTCCTTTTTGAAGAAATCAATGATTTTGCCAAAGATTTCTTTTGTGACTTTGAAGATTTTATCAAAGGCTTTTTTTGCAGCCTTGAACATATTATCGACAAACTCTTTGAATTTCTTATTGTGCTTGTAGAGTAGCACTAATGAAGTGATAGCTAGCGTTACGGCAGTAACAATCAACCCAATAGGGTTAGATGCAAGGGCTAGGTTCAATAATTTTTGTGCCGCGGTCATACCGACGGTGGCAGTTCTCCACGCATGAATACCTTTGACCACTGCCGTGATACCCATAGCAACTTTAGAGCTACAAAATAAGCAGCGAATAAAGAACCGACTGTTTTAATAGCCGTTTTATGTTTGGCAATACCACCTAATGCCTTAGATAGTGATGTGACTGAACCTTTCGCCTTCTTACCGTTGCCGGTCATGAGGTTGAATGCACCAGCGACACCTTTAATCATATCAACGGCAACTTCCCAGACACCACCAGCAAAGTCTTTACCAATGCTAAAAACTGCACCTAAACTGTCTTTAGTTTCCTTGAAGAAAGCTACAATTTTAGGGGCGTTGTTAGCGATGCTCTTACTAAGATTATCGACAAACTTATTGAGACCGTCCATTAAGCCATTAAGTTTATCTGTACCATCACCGAGATTAAAGACTTTAGAAAAGGCATCCATGATAGTGCCTAGACCTTTGGAAACGTGTTCCCCTAAATCTTTAAATTTAGTTTCAGTGTTAGGGTCAGCAACCCAATTCCCAATCTGTTGCAAGAATGGGTTTTTCATTTTGTCGATTGGGTCACGGAACGCTGCAACCACTGCCGGCATACGAGACTGAATAGTTCTTTCAAGACCGCCGATAGTAGTTGAGAAGTTAGCTGTCGCATCCTTGTATTTGTCTTGCAACTCAAACAAGGCTTTTTGTGCCATTTCAGCGGTAATCTTACCGTCTTTTTGGAGTTCCGCATATTTATCTGCGGTCATGTCTGCAATCCCAAGCTCTTGTGCAGCGACTTCTTTAAGTTGGTTTTTCATTTCTGGAAAGACATTGATGATTGACATCATGTCTTGCCCTTGAACCTTACCATTGGCAATCATTTGAGCCCACTGAGTAGCAAAGTTTTCCACGGCTGCATCGGTCTGACCAAACGCATCTTGCAATGTCAAGATGGCTTGTGTTTGTTGCTTGGTCAACTCGGTGTTGTGGGTTACGGCATAGAATTTCTGGTTCATACCGTCAACCATTTCGGTTGAGTTAGCTGCCGCTTGTGCCATTTGGTTGGTCATGTCAACCATCTTCTTACCTTCTTCGGCATTGCCGGTTAAGGTAAGCCAAGTGGCATTCATGGTTTGTTGGTATTTAACGTATTCGGCACTAGACTGTGCGATTTCGTCAAACTTACCTTTGATAGCTCCCAATGCGTTTTGGAAACCGTTACTAATCAGGTTAGCTGCGAACGTAGCCCCGAAGATACCTTTTAAGCGTGAGGTTTTTGTTTCAGTCTCGCTGACTTCACTTCCCAGACGTTTAAAGCTATCTTTCAAGCGACCAATGAACGTACTAGAACGTTGACTTTGTTCAATCTCATCGTTCAATCTATCGGCAGCATTACGAGCGTGAGCCAAGCTAGTAGCTGTTTCATCCAAGCGTCTACGCTGAACGAGGTATTCTTCGGAGGTTTTACCAGACTGTCGAGCGACACGCTCAAGCATATCCTTTTGTTTCTCATACTGCTTATTTAAATTAGTAATTGAACTCTTGTATTGCTTAAGCTGTTCTTCCCTCGCTTCATCTTCTTTACCTTCTGCTTTTAAGCGTTTAACGTAAGCTTCAGACGATTCGTTTTGCAGTTTGTACTGTTTCTGCAATTCAGCAAGCCCAGACCTATGATAATCAAGGCTATTCTTAGCTTGCCGTTGTTGATTTTCCAACGATGCCAAACGGGTCGTAGCTTGGTCAATCTGTTGTTGGTATTTAAGGTACTGTTCAGCGGTTTCAGCGGTACTACCCTTAAGTTGAGACTGCTCTTGTTTCAGTTTCTCAATCTTACGTTGTTGGTTTTGAATAGCATTACCCAAACCATCGTACTTAGCTTGTGCTGCCCCCAGATAGTCACCAGCGCTACGCATTTGGCTTTCTTGTGCCTTCCATGCGTTCGTAGAGCTATTGACCAACTGAGTTAATCGCTTAATCGAATTGGCAGCCTGTAGCGTATCTAAGGCGATTTCCGTGGACATGGTAGCTTGTACTTTTGCCATGTAATATTTTTTCCTCCTTTCCTTAAATATTTAGAGTAAAGATGTTGGGTCCACCATTCTATCTTCTTCCTCTTTGGCATTTAAGATTTTCATTAGCTCGTAATAATCAGTGTCGTAATACTGATCTAGTGTCCACCCAAAACCTTGGATTGATTTTTTAGCAATGATTTTCAAATCTTCAATGCGATTTTCTAAATCAAAAATCTGTTCGCCTTTAGATTTCAGTCTTTTGGGTCAGTTTCACCAGCGGCATTTTCAAGTTGTTCGTCTGTCAATCCGTACATGTAGCCCACCAATTTCTCGGCAATCTCTTGTGTACGCTCATTGTCCAAATCAAGCAATTTGTCATAGGCTTCGTCATCCAATTTAAGAACAGCACGGATAAAACCAAGCATTTCTTTGAGGATTGTGAAGCTCGCTTGTGCTTGCTCTTGCGTGTCGCTTTCTTCAACAGTGTCGCTGATTTTAAGGACGGCAAGTTGGTACTCGTGCATACGCAAGACATTACGGTTGCTTGTAGCTACTTCAAACGCCTTTTTACTGATTTCTGGGATTTTAATAGTTTTGATTTCCATTTATCTTTACTCCTTTAACACAAAAATAGAGGTCAGGCCATGAGCCCGACCTCTTGCGAATTATTAAATACTATTTGAGGCGGCAGGAAGGGCATAGCCCCCGAAGACTTCTTTGAACATGTTAGTTTTATCAAACGTAGATGCACCAGAATAGTATTTCTTGTATGGCTCACCGCCGAACGCAGTCGCTGACAAGGCGTTAAATGTCATGTTGTCGTCTTGGCGAGTTTGAGCAGTATCAGTATCCGTAGCAACGTTTTGAGTTGATTCTTGCATGATACCGTTAGCGAAACCAAAGAATACTGAGTGTTTGCGGTCAAGCGTTTCAGATTCAATCAATACCGCTGTATGAGGTTTCTCGCCATCCATCACGTAACCACCCTTGCCATCCGGTTTAAAACCAAGCATTTTTTGTTTGATTTCAAAGTCAAGGTTATTGAAGTCAAACGCCACTGTTGGTGATCCAGGCGCAATCATTACGTCTTGTACTGAGTTGTTCCCAGGAATTTTAGTTGCTTGACCTTCCAAGTTGGAAATATTAGCGGTACGAGTACCAAGCATAGCTGAATCAACTTCAATCACGCCGTCTGTTGAAAGGCCGTCAGCACCTTTAAGTAGTTTTTGGGTTTTAGGGTCAACCAAAGCAAGTCGAACCATTTTCAAACCTACAATTGCCATATAGTAATTTCTCCTTTGTTAAATTAATTTATCGAGGGCAACAAAAAAGACCGCCGTAAGTTGTAACGTATCGGGGTCTATGCTATGTTCTCTCATGTCTGTAATTGAGTAGTGTTCAGATTTTAGGAATTTCAGTAACTCCATTTCAAAGGCTTCGATATCAAAATCGATGTCAGCCTTGTAAAAAATCTGGACTTCCACTCTATCTGTTTTTCCGAAAAAGGTATTATTCCCACTTAAATCAAGAGACGGATTGCTTTCAGTGAGCAAAACGATTGTCTTATCGGTGTTTTCTTCGAGCTCTTTAGGCAAGTTGTTTGCATAAACTTCGCTTATTTCACCAAATTCTTTGCCGTCAATTAGCTCTTTTAGTTTTACGGTTGCTAACACTTAATCACTTCCCTCCTTTTCTTCGAATGAGTTTCTCATATTCCTCTTTTTCTGCCAATAGCACCTTTCTTTGAACAGCGCTATCGTTTTGGACATTGGTAACGAAATGATCCGCACGGTATTTCTTGGTGCCATCATTTAATCGTCTGGCATTTTGAGCGTGGTAGTTGTTTTTCCAGCCTACGGTTGCCACACCGTTCTTTCTGCCGTCCGCATTCGTGGATTGGTCTATTATACACATCTCCGAGCCCACGAGACAAGA